ACCCGGTGTTGCGTCGCGATGTATTAGCATCGCACACCCGTACCCGCTTAGAGTACGCCCCCCGCAGCTATCAGAACTTACTGAATAGCTGTCCGCCCCACCTCAACAAGGTGACATAGCGGATTCCAAAAACTGCCGTGGTTTCCATAGTCTCGGTTAGAGACCTTAGGAGCCTAGGCCATCCATCAAACAATTGTGGTGGGTCATTCCAGACCAACCCAACAGGGAGACCAAAATCAGCGGTCTCTCCACAGGAGGTGTAACCATATAGCACAGGTTGGTCAGTCGCGAGGTCATAAGAATGCACCTCATAACCAACTTTCCTGGCCCGTACAGTTATCCCTGCGTCATTAGGATGTCGTGCTTTCCAACCGATAATCCCTGAATCCTTTCGGACACAAGGAAGATTTCCCCATACTTTGGTGACTTCCCCCTGAAGGTACTTTGCTGTGGTCCAAAAACCACGCTCGGTTAAACCTTCAAAGAGAGCTACCGCTGCTAGGAGATCTTCGGCTGAACTTCCGGATAACCCGTCTCGTTTCATTCGGACGGGCGTGACATCGACGCCGTTATAGGCATCGATGCCGCAAGATTCTCGAAAATGTGACCTGCTGTACGATTTATCCCGGTTAGGGATTAGACCGCATGCAGTTAAGCATGTCATCACACCGTCTACGGCTTTGGATGGTACTACAATGTCATCCCCGTAAACGTACACTTCGCCAAGCGCATCTCGTTCGGTGAATCCCGCATCAAGCACTAAAGAGGCTACACAGAAGACATAGTGAACAAGCGACATCACAGGGAAGCAAAGTGCTGATCCCATAGGTGCATACTTGTTCATCACATGGTGAGTTTGCAATGCCGGCAGAAAACAAACCGGTGGTTGCAAGTCAATTAAGAGATCCGCATGCGGCATCTCCTCCATATGAATCCGACCTACGAGGTCGGACGCAGTCTTTAAATCTATTGTAGCCTTGTCTCGCAGTACTGAAGCAATAAGAGCCCATAACCCGTTTATCTCTTGTGACTCAAAGTTAATCTGAGTACTCAAGATCGGGTCGTTCTCTATAAAGCTCACCAGGGAGTCTTTTACTCCTTGCTGTACCCAGGTGTACTCTGAGGGTAACACCACGATTCCTCGTGGACCTCGAGAATCCTTTGGAACAGCTTCATACTGGCACACCCCATATTCTCGTTTGGGGAGTGTACGGAGACGATGAAAATCAGAGCGGTAATCAGTGAGAGAACAATAGAACGCAGAAACATAATTGAACCTTTGGTGTAGTTTTTCATATACAACATGGGGTCGGTAACGTTCGTGCTTCTTTCGTCCTGGATATTTACCTGATTTAGTCGGTTTATCTTCATTGCCTAAAGCAGCTCCCGGCCCATTGTGGACCGATTCTACGGAGGGTTTCCACCCACGTAGGAGCTTGGCGTAAAGTTTACCAACATAATGAAAATAAGCCCAATTATCTGGACTCATCTCCTTGAGAACGCTCTTGTCTACCTCGATGAATTCTGTCGAGGCAGTCAAAATTTGGTCAGTTGTAGTGGGTCGAAGCAGCTTATAAAACATAAAACAAAGCTGCCTGATGCATAATATTGACAGTGCATCAGCTTCACGATCCATGCATGATATTAAACGATTGCTTTCATCCAGATGAAATATCTTTGCCAAGGTAGGCCGCAGAAACTGCGGTCCACCCCAACGAGGATGATCTGGAAATTCGAAGCACTCTTCCCAATAACCCTTTTCCACGCATCGAAAGATGTGTTTTCCGTACGTAGGTAGAGTTTTAGTTAAGAAGTCTTCGCCATGGGTGTTGAATCCGTGGCAAATTACTCCAAAAGAGTAAGACTCGTCTATATCGAGGTGCAACTCAATATCCCTAATAAGACATTGAGCCATGTTTAGCAGGTCCAAGGTAATACTTTTGTACTTGCTCCCTTGTCGGGCTGGATTTTTACGTTTTCTAAACTTTAGATCCATCATGTCTCCTCTGTGGTCCTTGACCACGTAAGATATGCACCGGCTAGCGTTATCGCCCCATAGTTACATACTTGTTAATTGCCTCCAAGCAATAGCTTGGCGACGTTTGCGGGTGTGAGGAACGAAAGAAGATAGGCAACATCTTGGAGTATATCATCCTCATCAGCGCCCTTGTGGTTGCTGATTGTGAAGTTGATTGCTCTGTCGGATGTTACACCATCGACTACGTTGACACCTTGGATACTAACCAGGTGTCTATCCTTGGACGAACTATTCGTCCCAATCGTATGTTTTATCGTCATTTTACGGGAATCTGCGCTAGGCGCAGTAGAATGCCTTCGAACAGAATCCATGTTAATCTGACTAATACGATTGTATGTAGCTGGGGTTGTTCCGTCGGTGACGGAGATAGCGGCGTCGAACATGACTATATGTTAATGTCTAACGGTGATTAAACCGTCCACCAAATAGGTGTGTTTATAAAAAAGAGCGTAATAGCGCAGCAGAGAGTACCAACTCTCGACCGCTTAGCCCGCTCAACTCCGGCGCGACGATCGCACCGGGCTTCCATGCAGGGGTGGAGCGCGAATAAACCGCGCGCTCCATGGTCCAAGCACTAGGGTTGTGATTGTCTAACGGATCAATTTTAGGCGCCGAATAGGCGTTGACTGGGTAGTTCGTACCCGAGCTATCGATAATATCCTGATAGCTTATCACGGTTTTCCGCGATAGACATTGATCCTGAATAGTTACAATCGTGCGTGAGTTCTTGAACTGGTGGAGAAAATCTCCAAATTTAAATACCCAGTCCACTACGAAAGTCCATGGTAATCCATTCCACAGAGCTTCGAAGCTCGGCATGAGTCCGAAAGTGTCCAGCAGATACTGCATTGGACCTCCTTCGTACTCATAAGTGCACCAGAAAGTTACATGATCCTCAGCTGTTTCAGTTCTCTGAAGATACCCAGCACCAGTCCTACCATAGTTACTAACAGTAGGCTCGTGCTTTTCAACATATCGGTAAGGCATGGGGATTTTTCCTCGACTGAGAAACTTCTGGTAAGAAGTTTTACAATTCAGTAAGAGGTCCCATAGCGCTTTAAAATCACCGATAGTTGGCATGATACCAAAACTGTACACCAATGTTAGCTCATTTAACGGTTTTTTCGAGGCCTTCCGGCCTTGACGTCTTAGAAACTTCTTAGACAACGTTAGAGCTGATATAATTGATATAAGTTGCGGTACCAATTTCGCCAATTCTGGAGATTCTTTGAGAAAGTTTATTCCCGAAAAATCTGAATCAGCGTCTGGTCTTGTCGACACCCAAGCTCTATCCATTACCGTGAGGTCAATGGTAGAAAAGGTGGGTGATGGCTCCCAAGTAGGTACAACCGATGATCCCCGATACACGTAGGCCGTCCAGCGTGGAGGCCTATATGTGGGGTAATATCGGACGTAACCGTACGGTCGGAGCTCCTCATCGCGGAATGTTTCGCGATTGTGTTCGACAAAATTGCACAAGGCAGCCGATCCAACAGAGTCGTTAATGAGACCAATCTTTAAGGTCTTATTAGCGGATACACGCGCAGGGATTGTATAGGGCAGAGCAAGAGCTTTTTCCCAGGCATCAGCCGAGGAAACAGTCGAGCTATACGTTTTTACAAATTGCGGTATGTATGTCACTGTTGAGTTGCCTAAATCACGCGACCTCATAGGTCACCCTCCATATAGAGAAAGTCTCCTTTCGGCCATGGGATCAATTCCCA